CGAGGATACTGGGCGCTGCCCCTTTGGCGGATGATCTGCCAAAGGAGGGCCACCTGGAGGTATTTATTTATCATACGCATAAATGCGATCGAGTATCTTTTATATTTTAGTCGCGTGATCCATTTCCCATTTATCAAATGGTGAATCATTGGTAACGCTTAAGACTTTATTATGATAGTTATTCGTCCTTGATGAATATTTTATCCTCCCCAGGTGACCGGTGGTACCGCCTCAGTATTTTTCGAGGATACTGGGCGCACATGCAGCGGAATTAGATGGTAAGTTGAAAATACTATAACCTGTGTAGGTGTATGGTCTTTTGTTACTTATAACTTCTCCGTATGTTGGTATAGTGAACTGGTCTTTATGTAAGTGATGTTTGTAACCCTTAACACTGAATTGATGTTCTTTACTCTCTCCAAAGAGAGTTGGGTACCTAAATTTTTTAAGCCAAAGGGTCGCTGGGTCATTCGACATAGACTCCTTATTAATGAAGACATATTGATAAGCCTTTTTAAGGTCCGTCATATTGTCTTCAATATCAAGTTCACAACCACCCACGATGTAAGGTGATGGTTTATGAATGAATTTTGTTTGGCGTTTAGTTTGTTGCTTGGTTGATAATTTCATACCGAGTTCACGAAAGAAATGTAGACGAGATTTCATTTTCATACCATTGTCGTTCTCTTTCAGTTCACGACAGTAATCATTTAGGTCATTATAGAGCTTGAAAACTTTTCCGTTAATAAAACGTAATCGTTGGTATGTTCCTGTATTGAATAAAAATGGTCTACTGTTAATAGTAAAGTAATTTTTGTGTAAGAAATTCTTTCCCGGACTGGGTCTAAACCCGACGAGACGAATATTATTACGCCATTCATTATGGAACTGTATTGTTGACTTGAAGAGGATATCATCGCCATTGATAAGCGGAACAGTCGACTCTTCGTCTGAAAGCTCTTGTGTATATTCATAAATCCATTTATTGATTAAACATAAGACTGGAAAGGAGATAAGACTCCCCATCAGTTGCCCGTTATTCTGATTTATCATATGATTACCCTCAGAGTCGATGACCGTAAAACAGTCAAAGCTCGTATTGAGAAGTGGATCATTGATACCAGATATAGCTGCAAGTACAACATCACGATGTATCGTGTCTGTTGCTGCTGAATAATCACCTGAAGTAAAATGAAGGTGATTGGGCCATTGCATGGATTGTACCGCTTTAAGAATGTTAGGATCATTAGTCAGTTTGAAAGATGGATCTTTATCAATATATGCTTTAATCGCCTTCTGATAGTTCTTTAGAACTTGATGATGAGATGGCATTGCTGTTAAATTTCTGACTTTGAGCGGTTCTTGGACCTGTATGTGACGCACCGTTGTGTTTTGATTAAGTGACTTCCACTCGCACTCTTGTGTGAGATTGTCAACTTGTCGGAAATAATCATCGACTTGTGTAACAGAAATGGGTTTAGGTGCATTAATTAAGAAATCTCTATTTCTTGATCCTTCTAGACAAGCTTTGTTGCTGACATGAGTAATTAATTGTGGT